ATTAAGGTGTAACTCCATAACCAGCACCTTTAAAGTTAAATGCTGCTGGATCGTTAAATTGACCACGTTGATACATTTGGTTATTCTTACGTAGTGATATAATTAGCGTGTATGCTGAATTGGCTGTACCACCAGTTGTTTGAATACCAATATCGCCGTTACCTACTGTATTTGCACGAATACCATCACCTGAATTGTTTAGAATAGATGGTAGTTGTTCGCCTAATCCAAACTCACCTTGCAAGTTTAGATGGAAAATTGTTGCTGAGTTTGCATAACCTGATGCAAAAGAACCTGTTGCATTATTACCCGACCAAAATAATTCTACTCCACCAACGTTGGTTGTTGGAAAGTTTACGTAATATTTTACACCAGTAATTTGTAAGTCGTAATATGATAGTGGTGTATTTGCAAATGCATTTGTTGAATTAGCTAACAAATAATTGTTTGTTGCCAATGCATTATTTAATGTGTTGGCTTGTATACGAGATAGATTCATCTCGGCACCAGAAGTACCGTCAAACACACCAGTTATTTTAATAACAGAGTCTGTTTGTGTGTCTCTTAAGACTTGATATGTAAATTTATTTGCCATTTTTTACTTTATATTTTTATTAACAAAATCAACCACCTTGTTAAAATCTGCCACACTTTTGATGGCCATCTCAGCAAAGAGTTCTTGATTCTCTTGGCTCAAATGATGTGTCCAAACTTCTAATATAGATTTTGCAGTATGTACACTTACATTTTTCCAGTTACCATCTTCTAACATTATTGATTTCTTACAGTTATTTTCAACAATGTCTTTAAGTTCTTCAATAATATTATATGACGGTTCTTCAAATCCTTCATTAATAGAAGCGGATAATATGTTACCTTCATATGGTATTGTTACATATTTATTAATCTTATCCGCATAGTATAATGCCACTTTCTGTTTATTAGATAATCTTCTAATAGATTTTCTACGTAACACTAATACTGGTGGCGGATCCGATTCAGATGCCTCTACTAAGACACCTCTAGTATCTTCATAATCAACGGCCTCCAATAGAGATTCCTCCTGTATTTCTACGGGAGGTAACTCTTTCTTGGCCTTAAAATCACCGAATGATTTCATTTATGCTAATTTAGATGGCTGTGCTGTTACTTTACCTAAAGTGCCTTGAGCTTTTCTAATACCAGCAACGTGTTTAGCTAGTGATGCTTTTTTCTCTGCTGGATCTCTAAGTTTACCACCAGAAAATTCTCTTGCGTTATCAGCACTATATTCTTTGTTTTTGCTGGCAATATGAGCTTGAAGTTTATGATAAAGTGCTGTTCTATCAATTTCATCCAATTGTTCTTCATTGATTTCTTGGCCAATTGCACCAGTCTCACGGTCATATTCGTGTATCTTTACGAATTCAACCATCTCACCAGTTTCTTCGTTTGCCATACTTGTTTTATGAACTATAAGTCCCATTTTTTTGAACACTTCAACTTCACCTGGACCATAATGTTCTTTCATGGCAGCCATGGCTTTTTTCTTTTTGCCTTCTTTAGCAGGCATATATGATTCTTGTGCAACTAGAGTTGAAGCCAGTTGTTGTTTTCTGTCTTCAAACTTAGCTGAAATACGGTCATGTATTTCTGCATATAAAGCATCACGCAATGCTTTACCATCATCATCGTATGCATAATCAATAATATTTCTTGTTGAGTAATCTTTTGACATTTTGGTCTCCTATAAAATTCGTTTTAGTCTATCAAATGTTTTTTCTTCATTCTTAGATTTAGATTCTTGTTTAGATTCTTGTGCCTCTAAATCATCTGGATGACTTGGTTGTTGTGGTATATCACTCATCATCTGCTGTTGTGCAATTTGATTTGATACTGCAACTGGCAAACCTAAACCTGCCGCTTTTTCTTCTTCTATTTCTTCTTGCATCAACTTAATCTGTTCATCATTCAAACGTAGTACATTTCTTTGTACCCATGCTTGAGAGAAGTATGTACCAACATAAGCATCTAATTCTGACAATAAAGAAATTCTTTCTCTAACTAATTCTGCATCTTTTAATTCAGAAAAGTTATTATCTTTAACGAAATCATATTGTATATATTCTTTGAATACATTCCATTCTTCATCTGTACAAATACCTTTCAATACGCATTGTACACGTAAAGCCTGGTCAAATATTTCCGCAAACTTGTTACGTAGTCTATCTACAAACTTGGCAAACTTTAATTCATCTCTAGTGATTTCGTTAACTTTACCTAGTGAGAAACCTGATTGTTCTGGATTCAAACGTGAAACTGGTACACACAAGGACTTATATAGTTTCTTTTCAAAGTACTTAACGTCTTCTAACTCACCTAAGTTTTGGCCACCAGGCAATGTAGTAATCTCTGTACCTTTACCACCTTCTCTACGTGGTAACCAGAAGTCTTCCATCATTGATAAGAACTTGCGGTCATCTCTGACTTCACCTGTGTTGGCATCATACACCAACTTGTTCTTGTACTTAACCATGATATCACGGAGGTACTGTTCAGCCTTTAGTTTAGGCAAGTTACCAACGTCAATATAGAATATACGTCTTTCAGGTGCACGAGAGATACGATAGATAACTGTCGCATCTTCAATCATCCTTAATTGATTAAGTGGCTTGATTGCTTTGTGAATATATGACAACACAACTGCACGGCGTGAATCCATGAGTCCTGAGACAATAGAAAGAATAGAGTCTGTGGTAATGCGAACACCAACAGGTCCAAAACTGGAAGACGATCCAGTAGTTACTTTATCGTTAAAGATGTAATACTCATTGACCACATCCATGATATCTACACCAGTAGTTTGATCCTTGCGTTTTTTAATCTCACGTATCTTACGTAATTTGCGTGGGTCAACGTATCTGAGTTCTTTGATACCTTGAGTAGGATTAGTTTTGTCTACAATGATATGGTAGAACAAACGACCATCAACATAGTACCTACGAAATATATCGTGAGCCATGTTTTTGAAGTTCATCAAACGCAATATGGTAGTGAATTCTTCTTTGATTGCTTTTTTAATTTTTTCTGGTTGTTCTAAATCATCCAGAATAATTTGTGTAATGTTACCGTCTTTGTCTTCACAAATAGCTTCATTAACAATGTCATCAATTGCACCCTCAATCTCAGGTTGCATTGCCATTTCACGGTAACGGGATATTAATTCTACCTCATTCTTTGCGGTGCCGTCTAGGTCTACATATGTACCATAGTAGGCCGCAGAAGTTATCGTCAGCGCTCCATCTTCATTACTCGGTGGTGAGAATGATTGCTGGGTTTTTTTATCTTCATCGTCTTTGTCACGAGAGATTGTAAAACCAAACAAACTAAACTTATTATTAGGTGTCATAATGTATAATTCCAATCATTTTGTGTATTTAATCTATACCATATTTGTTTATAGGATAGATTTATTCGGCTTTTGTGAGTTTTTATTCTTTCAGACAAAGGCTTACTTGTGAAACCAACATATTGGGTTCCAGAAATTTTATTTGTAACAAGATATATTGTTGTAGTTGTCATATTATTTAAATTTCAAGTTCACAAAAAACATAAAGGAGAACCCGAAGTTCTCCAGTATAACATTAGGTAGTTGTATTTGATGTCCAGTATTGATAGGCAAATGTTACTGAATATTCTTCAATAGTATCATTTGAACTCCAATCCAAATCAATTGGTGCTAAATCAGTAGGGAACATACCAACAAAACTATAATCTTTAATATCATTACCTGCTTTACCGTATTGTGTTACGGTAGCGTCTGTTGAATAATTGGTAGAACTAACAGCATTAGCAGCTCTCAAGTTTCCTTGATGAGAATTTAATGAGTTCATCCAATTTTCAATTGCGTTTCTAATTAAGAAATCTTCATCGTTGATGATTGTTAATGTCCAGTCCGCAAACGTTCTATTTCCAACAAATTTAATCTCACGACCAAAGTATTGGACTGGTACGGTACCTATTGTAGAACCTGGTAGTTGAGCTGTTTTTGCCATAAATGTGATTTTTTGGCCAGCTGCGCTACCGTTTGTTACGATTGTAGGTAATGCCATTGTAACTGAAAACAGATTTGGACGAGCACCCTCTCCTACCAAATTTGCTTTGAATTCTGCTATATTAAATGCCATTGTTTTCTCCTATATTGGATTTATTTATTAGACTATGCCTAATGGTATTGAGTTGCTAGATGATCCTCCAACAACTGTTTGGAAATCAACACCAGTTCCAACAGCAACAAAGTTCAATTGAATGAAATTAATTGAACGAGCAGGTTTAATATAGATGTCACCAACGAATTGATTAGAGTTAATAACTTGAGCAGTATTGTTTGTTGTGTCACAAACAACTCTGAAGTCTGTTATACCACGGCGACCTTGTATATCACGTAAGAATGGAGCTACTAAAGCAACAAACTGAGCACGAGTAAAATCATCGTTAAATTCAAACAAAGAATACTGTGCAGCTTTAGTGATTGCTTTTTCTAGAGTAATAAACAATCTACGTACATTGATACGGTCAAATGCAGATGGTTTTGCTTGTAGTGTCTTATCACCATACAGAACAATACCGTTTCCTGGGAAAGAAACAACTGGATTTACACCTGCAGCATACAAAGTATCTCTGTAAGTTTTTGCTGGATTCCATGCCAATTTAATTGCGTTTTTAATATTTCCACGATTAAAACCAGCTGGTGAATACCATGGATCTTTGATTGTATCTGTGTATGCACATAGACCAGCGATATCACCGTTCAATGGGATCCAACGATATGTTTGGTTATATACGTCATACATATATTTCCAACCAGAATCAACAACAGCAAATGATGTACTTCTTGCCAAAGTACCTAACCAAGTAATTATGTTGGTTGTTTCTGAACCAGCTTGGTTGACAACTGCTGTTGATGGTGGAGATAAGAAAGCCAAACAATCTGCACGAGAATTTACAACGTTATCTATTACATATTGTTGAACTGCAAGACTAGCACCACCGGTTAATACTAAAGAAATATCAATAGCTTCTTTATTAGCAAACAAAGCATAAGCTGTTGGTAAAGTTGCATCAGTAGCTACAGCATCTGCACCTAAACCTAAATTGAAAGTAGGAGCAGTTAACAATTGTCTAAATGACATATTTGCGGCTACTGAACCCCATGTACTTGAAGTATTTGAATAATCAACAGGATCCATAGCTTGAATCCATTGTGATTGATTGAATATAACTTGTCTGTAATAACTAGAATTTCCGTTTACTGTTGCATCTATAGCTTTAGACATGAATGGGAATGTTTCTAGTACTGTATTTGCAGTTCCTGTAATCAAACCTGTACCATCTAAAACTACAACGTGCATCTCATCATAAGAACCATTAGCATTGGCAACATATGTTGATGTATTTGGAGCTGATGTGAAATAATTTTTATATGTCCATGTACTAAATGTTGTTGAATTGTCACAAACAGAAACTGTTAATGAATTTCCTAATGCACCTGGATATCTTGCAACAAAAGGACCATAAGCATTACCGTTAGTTGTAGTCAAATATGACGCTTGGAAATTGTCAGCATTCAATACTTGAACTGTTGTGGTAGCTGATGTGTTCGCAATAGCGTTACGAGCATTGGCACCAACCGAACGAACCACTTGCAGATTATTACCATAAGCCAAGAAACTTGAAGCGGTAAAAAAAGAAATTGCTGAATTTGAATCTGGACCCATTCCGCCAGTAAATCTATTAACTAATGTTTTTTCGTCAGGTATTTGGATAATTTTTTGTGCTGGACCCCATGGGAAATATCCAGCAAATGCGCCAGCGCTAGTAAGAACCGAAGGAACAACAGTTGTTAAGTCTATTTCGGATACGTTTACGCCTGGAGAGATTTGAAAAGCCATTGTTTTCTCCTTGAATTATTATGTGTTCTGTGGTAATACTTTACCATAGGGATATTTATAAAATGTCATTTTTAGAATTGTTTAAGTGCATCATTCACCCAATTCTGATAGGTGCCTCCGGAATGTGCATCTTCCCACACATCTCCACCCATTACGGCAAAATTATGTGATAATCCATCTTCCACTATCATTTCTGGAGGAGTTATCTCATCAATCTGGTTCATATTTTCCAACTGCATTTGTTTACGGATGTCATGGTTAACAATTTCTCTGAAATATTTCTGAGTAGTTACCCAAGCAAACATGACCAAACACATCACCATATCATCATTTGCACCTGATTCTGCTGACCAAGAGTTCTTTTGTGCAATAAAAGTGGTTAATTCGGAATAAGTATTGAAGTCTTGTAGTATTAACTTGTCAGCCTCAATTAAAGACCTCAAGTTGGTACAACCAATTCTTTTAACTTGAGGTGACATTTTGACACCCATCTGAACACCTCTGGCAAAACCGGTAGACAATTGTTGTGGTTTCTTATTACCAGTATGCACTTTCCATAAATTCTCATATTCAAAATCAGCGTGTAATGTTTCTGCAATCTGGTTGGTATTGTTAACTTCAACCAAAATATATGCATCATTATACATTCTTGCTGTATTATATATGACAGTTGGAAATAGTATCGGTGAAATAGATGAACTATTATAGGCTGCCACTTGCCTGTATGGCATTGCAGTCATATCTATAACCTGGAAGGCAGAACTGTCTAGTCCTTTACCTTCTGCAACGTCAACCATGATACAAT